GATGAAAATCATTATTTGGGGCATCGACGAAGGTAAACGTCTGATTGATTCGGCTGCTCGTGCCCGGCGCCGTGGCATCGCTGGAGGCATTGTTAGAGGAGCCCGTGTAAGTGCCCGCGTTAAAATCCTCTGAGACATTGGCATTTGCGAGGACGTTCTTACATACGGTGGTGCCGCTTGAATGGTCGACAGCTCTGACCCCATTGCCCTGAAGGGTACAGTTGTAGATATAACTGGTAAAACCCGCGGCAGGGTTTGAGACTATTCCGACGCCAGACATGTTTTTAATAAGGCTATCGACAGTAATACATTTATCATCATCCTGATAAATGCCGTGCACACTTCCCGCTCCCGTATTGATGCCGTCGTACAGGAGACACCCTACGACTTTGGCGTTGGTTCGTCCGAGAAAGAAAATGCGTGGCGCAGACGCGGAATTCACCGTCCGCGTGAATTCGATATCGTGGGCCCGAAAATAATGATCGAAGCAATTTATTTGCTTATCGGAAGCCCCGGTATAGGCGATTTTAAACCCGGTCCCAGGCACACCCGTATGCCCCTCGCCAGGCGCGGGCTGGATGGCACGGAAATAACTGGCATCAGTATTGGCCGCGCCTAGAAAAATTTCATCATCATAGGAGGGAAAGTCCTTGTAGCCGCTGAGCACTTTACCATTTCCCTCAGTGACCAAGTTGGTATCTGTGTCTGATTCCCATACATTGAGACTGGTATAATCTCGTGTCGCACCGCCATAGCTATTCTCGATGTAGGTCACTGGCAATTGACGCGCTGATTGCATTAGATCCACCTCGCCATGGATTTATCATACACCAAACCCTGGACGTGAAAAGGCGGGTGCATCGTCAGCATATATCCTGTGTCCTCATCAAGAAGACAAAATGGTTGGTAGGCATCTTGGCGGTCGGTGATCCTGGCCATATCTAGGCTAGGGAAGGCTTGCTTGAGCCGTGTGAGGGGAATGCAATAACGACGTTTATCAAAAAATACATCGTTGCCTTCTTCAACCGGATGAATCAATGGGTACATGTCACTATCATCAAGCCCTGTCAGCAAGATCCATACCACGGAAGACCGTTCTTTTCGTCCGACATAGCCAAGTTGGCGACGGATGGCGATAATATCGCCCGCCTGCACACGTTCATGCACCCCATTATTCGGTTCATCCCGAGCTGAAAGCGCGACTTCCCACACGCCGTACCGCCTAAAGGTTTGCGGCATGATTACTCATCCTTGCTCACACGTTGGCCAATAGCTGCTCGAATTTGGGCAAGGGTGCGTTTGGGTAATCCATGTTGAGCACGCAGCGTATTGATTTCTTGCATCAACATATCGGCGAACGCAATAAAAATCTTACGAAATGCAGGGTCACTCTCAAACAGATGTACCGCACGCCGCCTGTCCAATTCATTGTTGTCATTGTTCTCGGACACGGCATAGGCATTGAGGTCTGAGGTGGTCGCATTCCGTACAGTATGCGCGGCAAGATCATAATGCTTCGCTAACCCTAACACACGTAACGGGCCCAATGACGAAGATGTTTCTTCACGCACCTGTGTGCCATCAGGGACTGATGGATTGATGGCGACACCAAAAATAGTTGGGTCGCGATCCGGAAATTCTTGCGCCGGCTTGGTAATGGATTCGGTAGAGATTTTTAGCACTTCGCCGCTGGATAGACGATACAACGCCCGTATCTCAGGCATGAGAGGTCTCCTCTTGTGTATTTTTTTAAGTTCATTGGACGGCTGCCGGTGGCACCATATCGACCGTCACGGTAATCGTTTGGGGCGGTGAACAATTATCTTCGTTATTGGCATTTCGTGCAAGGGCATTATCGCAGGCGACAACTTCGACGATGATGGCAGTGACGGTGGTGTCTGAAGGAAACCCAATGGTGACATTAGGCAAACTGATCTTCCCGCCTCCAGTAAGACTCGTGGCGGGAACGACAACCCAATCACCAAAGCCGTCGAGCGTGTTGCCATAACGATATTGGGTACGATCGAGGTCGGTGAGGGGCGTACCATCGATGTTCGTGGTGGGTTCGGTGTAGGCGAGGGTTCCGGTAAAGCCCGAATGCGTGAAATTGACGGCGATGGCGGGCGTGGTACACATGAAACATACGAGTGCGGTGATAGCGCTTGCGAGGGTTCGCATAGGAACCTCCTTTTTTTAATGTGTAGATGAGAGGCACTATTTATGGCTCCATAAGATACACCAGCACCCGGCCAGCGGACAGTGTGAGCACTTTGATGCCATTGGGCGCCGACTGCCCCTTGATCCCAAAGGCAATGCCACGATAGGTATTTGAGCCATCAGTGCGGCATACCCAGAGTAGCGAATCAGCGCCATCATTATGCACCAGCTCGCATTGATTGCCGGGAGCCGTAGCGCCCTCCCAAATAATTCCGGAGATTTTGGCCTTCGGCATAAACACCTGCGCCGCCGCCGTGAACACGATAGGCCCAGTTTCAACCGCCATTATTCACCTCCGTCATCGTCAGAGACTCAAAGACGCGCAGCCTCTCTTGCTTCTCAATCTGCATGGTCATCGACGCTCCTGGCATGGCGGTTTCCATTTCGCGGATGATCCAAAACGCGACAGCCCTTTTCCCTTTTTCCAATGCCAGCGTTTGTGCATCGAGCGCGCTTGACTGGCTAAACAGGCCACAATGTTCAACGATTCGGTAAAGCACCTCCCGCCCTTGTTTTGACTGCACCGTGGCGCGCCAGACGTTTTTCCATTGTTTTAATTCTTCCGCTTGTCTCCGCCCTGGCTTTAGCATGAGATTATGCTCCGGGTTCATTGGCTGTCGCTTCTGGCGTCTGGGCTGAAGCGGAGGCTAATTGTTGGATGCCACTCCCCGCTGATTGTAGCGCCCGTGCTTGTTGCTCTGCCTGTTGTGCGGCTAATGCCTGTTGCTGCGCCTGCGCCCTAGCTTCACGTATAGCGTTGGCTGCTTCCGTATTCCGGACAATATCGGGGTCGGCGCCAACTAATTGTGAAAATTTGTCAATGGCTTCGTCGGCATTGAATTTGTCAATGGCACTTTCTCCCACAATCCCAGCCATTTGTCCGACGAAGATGGATACACGCTCGATGGACTGTATTTCATCGACGCGCTGAGCTAATGCTAGCGATGACACGAACCGTATTTTGATGGGTTGGGCTTCGAGGGCACGAGGCGGTTGGGCGATGCGCCCTGCACGCGCGGCTTGTTGAAATGCCCGAATGACGAGCGGACGCAACAAGTCATTATTGACGTTCCGTAGCGCAGGGCCCAACTGGAGCAACCGTTCTTCATTTCGTTGCAACAGTTCAAGCTGGTTTTTTGGTTGAATCCCTGGCATGGCACTGATGGCCATGAAAAGATCGACGAAAAACCCCTCATTGATCCGTTGCTCAATGGCCTGGATGTCAAGGCGGAGCTCGGCGATGGCAGGATTGATTTGATAGAGTGAACGGAGTTGGTTCTGTTGTTCCCCATCATAGAGTGTTGAGCCTCCAGCCAAGTCTTCAATAGGCGTATTGCGCAACGAGCTTGGACCAGCCAATGGAGGACGGACCATTTTGTCAACAGCCTGCGCCTTTCGCCGCTCCATGATCTGCATGCTCTTAATGTCTCCTAGGACTTCCATCCCAGGGCAGTTTGTGGCATAGATGTCTTCTCCCGTGCGATCCCATCGCGGAACATAGACGGGAAATTCGTCGAATCCACGAGCCGCAAGAAATTTACGCTCTCCTTTCGGTTCATAATACAATGAGCGAAACGGCTTGAACTCAATGGCGAGCTTTCTGGGGTCGACATCGGGGTTTTCGTCAATGATATTCACCACGCCAAACCAAGCGTCACGATTCCCACGGTCCCAAGCATTCTTCACTTCGCGACTGACACGGGCAAGACCAAACTCCTTGACCATCTGGTCCGTCGTCATTTCCATCGTCCTCGCGAAGGTATTGATCTGCATCTTTTCGTTTTGAGCGATATAATAGCTTCCTGTCGGATGGTTGACGAATCTCGCGATGGTGACAGGGTCAGAGAGATGGCTAATTGCACCAGTCCCAAAAAGCAACATATTTTCAAATGTGATAGGAATGGCTTCGTAGAGCCCGCTTGAAAGGAAGATGTTGCGCGTGACTCTCGCTGCATCAAAAAACCATTCGCGCACACCGGGGAATCTTAGTAAGGCTTCGTCTTCCGGCTCAAACACGAACCATGGCCGTGTTGGCGACATGACACCAGCGACCATCCCAGCTCTCGCGATACGAAGGGCGCGGGTCGCTCGACTATTGATGATGGACCTGTGGCGCTTCTCGCCGCGATTGCGAAGATTCCCTTCAAACTGGCCTCGCCTGGGTTGCGTAAATTCACCTAGCTCCCGGTAGTGGGCGATGAACGAACTACGCTCCTTGTCCATCGCCGCCAAGCGCCGCGTCTCAAATTCGTAGAGTTTTTGGTCGTCGAGATCAAAGGCCATTACAGTCCAGTCAGAATGCTACGAACCGCTTCAGTATCTTGGGCTAGCCCCAACAAACTCGTCGATGACCCCGTTGCAGTCGGTCTGTTCCCCGCGCCAAGAACTGAACGCCGTCCGGTCGCTGGCTTGCTGGCTCTCTTGGTTGCAGCAACCGGCGGTGGCGGCGGTGGTGGCGACGGTGGCGGCGGCGGCGGCGGCGGTGGCAGCGATGGTGCGCTTGGCGAAAGTCCCATGAGAATCTCCTTTTTATCCGAGTAATGACCCAATACGGGATGGATTGTTGTCGTTGAGCCCTAGGGGGCTTGTTAAAATAGTACTTTGTCTGCCCCCCAGCCTTGCCGCTGACTGTCTCCGCCTGCGTTCAAGATCAGCCGCCGTCCGTCCAGCAGACTCTAGGGAATTAGCCTCAGCAATCTTCGGTGGCTCCGGAGGCTTTGGAAGCTCTGGAGGTTTCGGAGGTTTCGGAGCGAGGAGCGAGCCAATGATGGGGCCCAATGTCGAAATGGCGGCAAATGCGAGAAAAAGAGCGGGAGTAATAGCAAAATACAGGGTGCTGCGTGCGTAGGGGTCGGGCCATTCCCAATCAGTGAGCCATCGCCAAAAGGCTCGAAGCCTTCTACCAAGTTGCTGAGAGAGGGTCATAGTCTTGTACCTTCTGCCGCAAAAAACGTGATTGAGGTTTGATGACGGATGACACCACATCATGCGCGTAGGTCAAGGAGAGCGCGTCAGTCTCATCCGGAGAGGCCATGCCATGCGCGATCAAATACCGCTTGGACACCATCGTCACTTGTCCCGTCGGATGATAGGGGACAAATTCCCTGGACATCATTTGTTCATAGAGCAAGGTGCCAACTTCTGTATGGAGCGGAGGAAGGCACAACCCTCCTTGTAGCGCGTCACGCAACCGACCATAGATTTCATCCCCCTTATACAGGTAGGGAGAGGTTGTTTTCAAGCGTTTTCCTACCTTCACGTCGAAACATTCAACGCCGCGATGCCGCAAGGTGGCGACCACGCCCGCACCGATCCCTTGGCCATCAATGAACAGTCCGTCAACGTTCTTGCCCAGACGTTTAAAGAATGTGAGATATTCCATCACCGCGTCAGCGACTTCAACGGGGTCCAGTTTCGAATAGCGCCGCACCTCGAACGACCGGGCATCATGGCCCATGCGTGGATAGAGCACCGTGCGATTGCTTCCGCTTCCCGCGACATCCACGCCCATGACGAGGGGCTCATTCATCGGCACTTGCGGCAATTCGCGAATCGCGGCTTCCTCAATATCGAGCTTGTCAAAAAACTGATAATCACTCGAACTGGGAAACAGCCCGCGCACCCGCACTTTGAAAAAATCGCTGTTTTCCCCATAATCCTCTTTGAGCTTATTGAGATGATCCTGGTTCGACAGATACGCATCGCGGCTATCGACGCGAAACGTGCGGTATCGGTGACGGAAACGCCCCTCACAATTCTCATAAAATTCGCCAGAGTTCAAAATAGGGTTGCCGAAATCGCAGGTAATGGGTTCTCCTGTAAACAGGGAGCCCTGCCGCGCCGTGAAAAACTCATCAGCGACGACCGACGCTTCATCGAAAATAAAATAGGGGGTCGAGTTTGCGGCATGCAGCCCTTGGAACGAGCCTGCATTTTCTCTTCGACACGTCAACGCATCGCACCGCCACTGCTCGGGATATTCACGATGGACGAGACTCATCGCTCCACGAGACGATGAATAGCGAAACCAATGCTTGGTGCGTGACAGCTTGTGCCATTTGCCCACTTCCGCCCACGTCCGTGTCTTGAGCTGATCAGCCGTGCCTGCGGTGACCATCCCCCGTGAAAACGGACGCGTGTCGGCGATGAATTTGATAATCCAACTGACCAGGGCCGTCTTGCCCACACCATGCCCAGAAACCACGTTAAATTGTATCGGAGGCACAGACGTGACCCCATCAAATTTCCGTTCGCGTATTTCCTCCCCCAGTTCATCGAGAAACCGACAAGCCCATTCATCGGGCCCATGCCTGACATCAAACCGACTTTTCCATGGCTTACGTAGGGGAATTAACTTAATGGATTCTTCTGTCGCCCAAGGGAAGATCCCCATCACATAGCGCAACGGATCGGCATAGCAGAGAGAGAGGAACTCGGCAAGTTTGACATCTGGGTTCAGGCCAGTGACATCACCAGAGATGTCAAGTTCTGCATCAACGTCATGAGGGGTTGCAGGGAGGGAGTTGTCCATTAGGCCTGTGCCGCGCGCGAGACCAGTTGGTCCATTTTTTCCGTTAATGCCGCGTCAGCCTCTTCATTGTGTCTTCTGGGTTTCCGTGCCGACGCATTCTTCTGCCGTCCTGAACGCAACGTCTCAACGATTTCAGTATCCTTGCCAACCGTATCGAAAAAGCCGAGCAGCTTCGCTAATAATTCCATGGATTTCAAGGGATCAACTTTCTCAAACTTGATCTTATCCGGGCCATTCGCCCTCGGCTCGACGGTCAGCCCATGCACCAGACTCAACTCATCTGTCGTCGCCCCGCAAAAATCATA